TAGCGTGGCTCGTATATATGGATATTCGAATATACGTATGCGGATGGGAAATGCCAATGTCCTTGTGAATGCGATCGATAGAGGCACAGCAAACCAATGTGGGAGTGAGCCTGCTCGCGATAGCGGTCGGTCAGTCACATTATCGTCGACTATAAAACCGCCATCGCGAGCAGGCTCACTCCCACATTAGAGATGCGGTGTTCAAGCCCGACGCGCCATCAGCAACACCGAAGCCGCCGCCGACAGCAATCCCGCGCAGCATCGGTTGAATATCCGCTTGCCCCGTGGCTCGGCGAACCAGCGGCGCATGTGCAGGCCCATGTAGGCGTAGGCGCCGATAGCGATCCATTCCAGTACCAGGAAAAGCGCGCCCAACACCGCAAATTGCGGGGTTATCGCTCGGGTCGAGTCGACGAATTGTGGGAGGAACGCGGTGAAGATCAGGATCGCTTTCGGATTGCCGGGTGATGGTTAATATATACTTATGTCTTTACATCCAACCCGGGATCAAGGCATGCCAGGAAATGGGGCAAAAGTTTACAGCTATCTGCGTTTCTCCGACCCTAAACAGGCGTTGGGTCACAGCGCTGACCGCCAGCTGCAGTATGCGAAAAGCTGGGCGTCAGAGCGCGGGTTAAGCCTGGATGAAACGCTATCTCTCAAAGACGAAGGATTGTCGGCTTTCCACCAGCGCCACGTAAAGCAGGGGGCGCTCGGTGTATTTCTGCTTGCGGTGGATGAGGGCCGTATTCCATCTGGCTCGGTGTTGATCGTTGAAGGTCTTGACCGTCTCAGCCGGGCGGAGCCGATTCAGGCGCAAGCTCAACTCGCACAAATCATTAACGCCGGCATCACCGTGGTGACGGCCAGTGATGGGCGTGAGTACAACAGGGAGAAACTGAAAGCCCAGCCGATGGACCTGGTGTACAGCTTGCTGGTGATGATTCGCGCCCATGAAGAGAGCGATACAAAAAGCAAGCGAGTGAAGGCAGCGATTCGCCGCCAGTGCGAGGGGTGGATCGCCGGGACCTATCGTGGCTTGGTGCGCAACGGTGGTGACGCGAAATGGCTTCGATTGGTGGACGGCACCTGGGAATTGATACCTGAGCGCGTCGAGGTGGTGAGGTTTGCCATTGCCAAATACAAGGAAGGTCTGGGGGCAGATCGTACCTGGCAGTTGATGAATGATCGCGGCTACAGCCTTAGTACCTCGGGATTGAATATCCAACAGCTTTATCGTTTGGTGAAGTTGTCGGCGTTGAAGGGGGCGAAAAGGCTCTCTATCGATGGTGACGAGTTCGAGCTGCTCGACTACTACCCGCGTCTGATGTCGGATGCAGAGTTCGACGAACTTCAGTTGTTGTCTCAGCAGCGGAGCCGAAGGCGCGGAAAGGGCGTGCTGCCAGGTGTCGTAACCGGCATAGGTATCACCTTCTGTGGCTATTGCGGCACGTCCATGGCTGGTCAGAATCAAATGAGAAGGATGCACCCGGGTGGCAAGCTACTTGATGGTTATCGACGGTTAGTTTGTGTCGATAACATGAACGCAGGTGATTGCGTCTCAGGTAGCTGCAGTGTTGCGCCTGTGGAGCGGGCATTGATGGCGTACTGTTCGGATCAAATCAATCTCCAGCGATTGCAGGAGCCTGCTCAAGATGGACAGGATCTTCGTGCACGGCTGGTCGATGCGAGGAAAGCTGTCGATGAATTAGAGCGACAGCTGTCTCGAGTGATGGATGCGTTGTTAATCGGGGAGGGGGATGGCGCCACACCGTTGGTGTTCGTGCGTAAGGCCCGGGAGTTGGAGGATCAGTTGCAAGTGGCCAAGGCAATCGTGCAGCAGTCTGAGCGTGAGCTAGCAAGCAAGGCCTCTCGCCAAACGCCAGCCGACGCCAAGCTTTGGGCTGATCTCGCGGTAGGGGTCGACGCTCAAGAGGTTGAGCCGAGGGAGGTGATGCGTCAGCTGATGATGGATACTTTCGAAAGAATCGTTATTTATACTCGCGGTGTGGTGCCTATTATCAAACAGCCAAAGTTCATCGATATGCTGCTGATATCGAAGGCTGGCCAGCGCCGTTGGATGCGCATAGTGCGTAAAACGGGGGCATGGGCGGCCGGTGTCGACCGCCCAACTTGATCAGGCTGCCTGCTTCTTGATGGTGCCTTGGGATGGTGGAGCGGAGTGAACGACCAGGTGACCTTGGCCTTCCCAGAAGTTTTCTTGCACCTCGACGCAGACCCTCCAGGCTGCCCAGGCTACGTCGTCCCCGGCCGCTAGGATGTTTCCTTTTTCGTCTACGACAGCCAGACGCGCGTATTGGCCTTCGGGACCAGTTACGGTGAATCCAGTACTGACCGTAGCGTTGAGACTGGCACCATTCAACGTCGGGTTCGGAAGCGCTGCTTTCATCTCTGCTGCTCCAGCTGGGCCACGGAAAGTGCTATAGCGACCGGTTGAACCCAAATCGACACATTGCTGAGCATGAAGGTCTCGCCCGCTTCAGCGAGCAGCAGTGTCATGCCAAACACATCGGCCATTGCTTTCGCCGCCTGGCGTGGTACCGCGTTGCCGATGCGCTCCCGGTGATTGCCGTCGTTGATGCCGTCCAGCTGGAAGAACCGCGCCTGCTCTATCTTGCGAACGCGCTGCATCGTCTGGATTTCATTGAAAGTCTGCGGATCCGCTGACCAATGTTCATCCGGATCAAAAAGCGATTGCAGGGCGGCCAGCTCCAGGGTGGTGAAGGGTCGGTGCCAGGTCCCATCGGGACTTGTGATCATGCAGGTCAGCCGGTCGTTGGGTGCCGGCATACGCTGGTCCGCCACTGACCAACGTCCGTTGTCGTGCCGGGCGCTGGCGGATACGGCTCCGGCCGTTTCCTTCCAGTCCACAACCCCGTAATGCCCTCCGGTGATGTAGGCATCTCCTTTTTTACGTGACATGCCAGTGCGCGGATCTGCAATGGACAGGGCGCCGCTGGCGACCTGCTGCGAGCCGGTGACGGTCTTGGCGCTTTCGCACCAGGGCGTGATGCGCAGCTTTTGCGTGCTAGCGCCTGGATGCCAGTTCTTGTACGCAGGATCTGCAACGGCAAACGCGCCTTGCTCAGTCGTGCTGCCGGCGATCACCGTGCCGGCCGGCTGGGGATAGTCGGTGACCAGGTACTTGCCGAAACCCTTCGACGGTTGCCGTGGGTCGGCCACGGCTTGCCCGCCGGAGCTTGGCCCATGGCCAGCCGTCACAGTACCGGCGGCCAGATCGATGGCCACCACGCGGAACACGTTGTTGTGGCGTTCACCGCTCATTCGAGGGTCTGCAACGCTGAATTTGCCTTGACCTGGGCTGCGTTGCCCGGTGACCACGCCGCAATGACGGTCATAGGGCAGTACGCCGAATTGCGTGTACTCAAACTTGTTGGTGGGCCTTGGGTCGGCTACCGAGAATTTGCCATTGGTTGGGCTGGATCGGCCGGCTACCGTGCCGGCGGTACCCTGCCAATCATGAACGCCGAGATAACCGGCTCGATATTCCGGCACGATTACGAAGTCGCGTAGGTGGCCGTCCTCGATCGCAAACCGGCTCAGGCTGCGCCAATCTTTACCGGCCTCGACCAAGGCTAGTCGAACCCATGTCTTCCACTGCAGTGCGGGAACACGGTGCATGGGGCCTGCCTGTTCAATGTCGCCGGCCAGTGGCATGCGGCTCAGCACGTCGCCCACGGCGCGCAAGCTTCGCTTTTCCGGCTCGTACAGGAACGCTGGGACTTTCTCTACGTGCCTGGCGACAAGCAGAAAGCGTTTGCGGCTCTGGGCTAACCCGCCGATTTCACCGCAGTCGTGAGTGGTCTCGGCCACGGCGTAGCCGTAGAAGCTGAGCAGCTTGTTGATCTGGTCCAGTAGGTGCCGGCCACGAGTTGCTAGACGTGGCACGTTTTCGAACACGATCAGCGACACGGGGTTGTGCTTCCAGGCTTCGCACATTAGCCACACGCATCGCAGTGTCAGCTCGTTGAGCGCCTGATATTTCGGCGTCTGGCTCATTGTTTCAGATAGAAGGCCCGAGGCGCCTTTGCATGGGCTGCTGATGAACACTGCGTCGGGATCTTCGTTGCCGGCAGCGCGGCGCAGATCATCAGCGGTTGCCTCTTTCCAGCCTGCAGGAGGCTGCTGACCATGGAATGCGTTGAATTGCTCACGGGTGAACAGATCCATCAATGTGCCAGGCACTCCAGTCATCATCTGGAAGTCACGCAACCCTGCCGGGTCAACGTCGACACCGCCAAGGCAACGCCATTCGGCTTGGACAGGGCCAAGGGCGGGTTTGGAGTCGCTGAATCCTGCCGCACCGCTACCAAGGCCGCAGCACAGATGAAAGTGTTTGAAGGTGCGCTTAAGCATCGGGAGCCTCCTGCACGCAGTCGTTGTCGCACAGAAGTAATGCTTGGCATGTGTGCTGATGCTCGACCAGAGCGGTGTGCTTCCAGGCTCGACGCGTCCACCCTGAATAACCTGCTCTATATGCGTAGTGCTCCCGGGCGAACTTGTCGGAATAACTCGCACCTGGTGACGTAATGTATGTCCCGCGTTGTTGGCAATACTGCAGGCCTTCAGGAATTGGAAACTCCTTCTCGAACTCGGCGCGCTCGTCAATCTGAACCACTGAAACGGCTGGCTGCTGCGGAGTCTCCTGTTCAAGCAGAAGGTGCTTATACCCCACAACAGGCTGCGCAGGCGGGCGTTCCTGAGCGTTTAGCGTTGCATCAGCGAGCGCTGCCCCGCGCAGCTTTTCGTGGGGTATAAGTGCCTCGGCAGTGGCGCTGAGGGGGGCAATAATGCCTGCTGCTGCGCAGCAGAGACTGTTTGTTTCTAGCGTGTCGACACCATTCGCAGTGCAGAGCAAAGCGGTCGATGCTTGGGTGGTGTGCAGGTCCTTCTTCATGCCGCTTTCCTCCGGTGTTCTATAGCGAGTTGGTCCATCAGGCGTTGGTGAAACGTGAGCCGTGCTTCGGTGGCGGTCCATGGGCGGATCGTTTCGACCATGGGTTCGATGCCGACTAAGCAATCCCAGATGGCCGGATCGGTTGGCATGAGGTCACGGCGCTCGGTGGCCAGCGCAATCATGTCGGCCTGGTGAATGCAGTCGGGGAGCTCGGGAGCAATGTCAAAGCGTTCGCAAACGCGCCACCAGATCAGGTACTCGAAGTCTTGGTAGGCGCTCATCCACTGCTTTAGTGGCCGGATCATGTCGCCCAGGTAAGCCTCGGTGGCGTCGTGGAGCAAGGCGGCGAGTTTATGTTCTTCCGGTATCAGCTCGGCGACGATGAAGCTGTGTTGGGCCACACTGTAGAACTCTCGGGTATGGCCGTTGAAGCGGCACAGGTTCGCCAACGAGTGCGAGATGTCCCGTGGATCGATCATGTCCGCGTCGGACTCAAACAAGTCAAAGCGCTTGCCGGTCACGGTCAGAATCTGGCTCATGCAGCCTCCTTAACCAGGTCCGCCAGTAGCAACGCGTTCTTGGTGTCCTTGTGAAGTTTGCGCAGGGCGTCGTTGCCGATCAGTGGGACCAGTTGCCGGTCGAACTCTTTGCGAAAGCGCGTCAGCTCCTGCAGCTCGGTGGTAGCTTTGGTGCATTGACGTTGCAGAGCGCCGGCCGCTTCGGGTGTCAGGCGCAGCATCGGGGTAGGGCGATTCATGCTGCATCCTCCTGCGCGGCTTGCTCTAGGAGGGCGGCCATGTCGAGCGCTTGATCGCGGAGGGCGAGTGAATCGCGTTCGAGTTTTTTGCCGGTTCGGAATGCGCTGAACGTCTCAGCCGCGATTCGCAGTTTTTCTGCGATTTCCAGGAGGGTTTGGCGCGCTGGTTCCCCCAGCTTCGAGGCGGCCAACGTGCGCTCGTAGTGGGAGTAAAGTTGCTTGTGATTATTACGTGCCTGGTCAAGCGAGAGCCGCAGGCTGTGGATCGCCTCCGAGTTGTCAGACTGCTGAATGTCTTTGCCTTCGTCGATCCCGTCGAGGCGGCCGTCGATAAGGCCGCCGCGATAGCCTGCCCAATAGGTAAGGCCGACGAGTAAAATCAGAACGATCAGTGCGCAGATTTGTATTGCGGTCATGTGGTGTGCTCCTGGTGGTTTCGCTTGGCTGGTGGTGGCAGCCGTTTGGTGGTTGTTATTCGTTGTAGGATCGGGAGGCTTTCACACCTCCGGCTTGTCGTTTGACGGTCGCGGCATGTCTTCATCTGCCTTGTAGGCGCGGATGTCGATCAACGCGGCAACGTGCCTGATATGGGCATACCTCAATGCCTTCACGCTTTCGTCGATGGTGGTCACCGGGAGTTGAATCCGCCCGCTGTTGATCGCCTCCGTGAACGTCTTTTCATTGAGGTTCTTGAAGTAGTGCACGCGCAGCTTTTCGAGGGGGATAAGCACGTCACCGAAGAGGTGGTGCAACATCTCGACGGTGGAGCTTTCCGGCGCGGGAAGTAGTCGTAGCGGTGTTTGGTTGGCGTTATTCATGCGGCTGCTCGGCCTCCTTGCGTTTAAGTCGTGATGGGTGATTCCAGGCATTCAGACAGTGGCGCTTGGTCAGTTCCCGCAGGTGCTCTGGCACTTCAAGGAGCGCGGCGTTGCGCTCCTCGCGTGTGCGCATGGCGACGATCTGGCGGGCGTATTCCCTAGGCCACGTCACGGTTGTCGGCCGGTATGGCGGGCAGTGCGAGGCCCAAATGCTCGGCCAGCCAGTGCATGCCGGCTTGCCGGACCTTGGTCGATTGGCTGTATTGCATACCGGCGGTTTCGTGAAACCAGGTGCCGTCCTTGATTCGCAGGTACTCGCGGTCGCGGACTGGGAATGCCGGCAGGTTGCGGTCGTTGAGCAGGCCTTTCTCGCGCATAAGCGCGATCAGCTTGGGTCGGGTGAGGCCGAAGTACTTGGCGGCCTTTTCTAGGCTACGTTCCATCTCGGCCTCCTAGGCTGCATGCGCGGCGGGAGTCGCCACGGCAGCCAGGTGGTTGATGGATTCGGCGATTTTTTCGTAGATCTGCGCGTCGGTACCGCACACCGAGAAACACTTGGTGCGTGGGCGTCTTACGCCGATGCTCATGATGGTGGTGACGCCGGGGCGCGTTTGGGTGCGGTGGATGGCCACGTTAATCGGTTGCTCAAAGCCCATGTCGAGACACAGCGAACCGCCCGTACGGACGAGCTCAAAAACTCGCTGCTTATGCTCAGCATCGAAGCGGGCGTATTGGCGGTAGGAGTGTGGGAGGTCCGACTGGTCGACTGTGTTGGTGGGGTCGAATGGACCGTTGGCGATTTCTTCAATGAAGTCGGCCAGCTTAAGGTGCATCTTCTTCTCGTTTTTCAAGGTCAGCGTGTGGCGTTCGCTGCCCAGTTCGACGACAAAGAGGGTGTCGGTGGCGCCCCGTTCGACCTTCAAACGAAATGCCAAGGCTTCACGCTTGGGTGTGGACCTTAGGGCATGCTTAAAGGTCTCTGTCAGGTTTACCTGGGCGTTGAGCAACTGCAGTGTGCGGTTGTCGATTTTGAACTTGATCATGCTGCGTGCCCTCCGCCATTCGGATCGAAGGGGGTGGGCTGGTAGCTTTTAGCGACAAGTTTAGGTTTGTTGTTGTGGATGACGATCAGGCAGCCGGTGGTGGATTGCAGCTGCTCGATCAGTTTCCGATTGCTGGTGCACGCCGGATGGACGTGCAGGGTGGCTGTAGTGTGCATGGTGTTGCCTCGCTCTGTGGTGGGAGAGTGAGGCAAAAATAACTTAGGTTTTAGTTTTTCGCAACAACTAAGGTTGTAGGTTAGCCACTGTACGGACAATGCGGCAGTGGGTACGCGTTTACTGGGCGAATAGTGGACCACCAAAAAATGCGTCCGAGGACCTTCATTTGTTGTTCCATAAATTGATCAAACGAATATGTTTCGTCTGGGAAATCTCCTCGATTGTAGCTGATGAGCCGAAGCCCGCCGCCATCCAATCGTTCCAAAAATTTCACTCGGAGCGAGCCTTCCTGTTCAATAGCATACAAATGATCCGGGATGATTTTGGTCATCCCGCGGTCGATACCGACTATTGCCCCGTGCAGTATCAAAGGCTCTTGGCTCTTACCTGTAACGGAGGCACACATAGCGTTTGCTGCCTCAACACCACATTCTCGTAGGGTGGCTTCAGGGAATCGAATTATTCGACCCCATTCACCTTGAACTGCTGTTCGCCCGCTACCTGCCGAGATCTCTACCTGTTTGAATAGAGGGATTTCTACCGCTCCATCGTCAAGCGGGGTGGAGCTATCCCAGGCAGTGATAGGTGCAAGGTCTAACGCGGACCGTTGTTTGAAGATCGGTTGGTCGGGCGTTATAGGGGTGACCGTCGCGGGCATGTCTCCGTTCTCAAGCCACGCGACCGAAATATTCAATCCTCTGGCAATCGAGCCAGTCTTGCGACTTTCTCTCGTGAGCCCAGCAAGAATCTTAAATATTGTTGTCTGCGAACAGCCGGCGAGTTTAGCTACGTCTGGTTGGCTCATGTCGAGCTGTTCCATGGCGTACTTTAGCCGGTCGGCGAGAGTGGGCAAAAATTCTGAAGGTAGATATTTCATGAGTTAATTCTACGACCTTGGTTGTAGCTCGTCTTAAAACATTGGGTGTTGACCTGCTTATTACAAAGGTTGTAGATTGTCAGTCGAAATCACTGTCCCAGAGAGTCCGATGACAACCACACCAACAGAGGTCGTTCAATGCCGAGAAGCGCTAGAACAAGCCCTTTCAGCATGTGGCAATAATCAGTCTGAACTAGCTCGCCGTTGTAGCGTTAAGCAACCCCATGTTTGGAAGTGGCTTAAAGCAGGTCGAGTCCCTACTGAGCGTGTTCATGCTGTTTCTCGTGCGTCCGGGGGTAAGGTTCAGCCCTATGAGCTTCGTCCAGACCTTCCTGATATTTTTCCTAACCCGTACCTCCGTGTCGCGACGCATGCCGCATAGCGGCGGGGCCAACTCAATCCAGACTTAGAAAAAAGGCGGCCAAAGGCCGCCTAGTCTCTCCCGGCACGCACCACCACAGCGCTGTCGGGTCGCGATAAAGATAGGCGGGCACACCACATGCTAACCGTCGATCTTTACTCGCTTTCCGAGGCACGGATGCCTCGGCGTTGCTGCCTTCTCCACCACAGATAGAGCAGCTGTTGTGCCAGGGGTGAACAACGGATAGTTCGCCCCTGCACGGTGCCGGTGTCGATCCTAGGATCTGGACCGGTGTTTGGGCCACTTCAAGCCACGCGGCAATCGTAGCACCACTGCACGTCGCGTGGCACTGGCAACCTTCAAGGATTAATGCCATGAGCCGAATCGCTCTGAGTTGTGTAGAACGGGCGCAGCGGGAAATCCTGCCGCTCGATTTAGCGCTTTACCATGCCGCGCGGGATTATCCCGGTGGCGCCGCCGCAATTGCCGCCACCACCGGCCGCAATCCCACCACGCTGCAACACAAACTGTCTCCCACCCATCCCAGTCACATAGTCAACATTCAGGAATTTAGCGAGATTCTGGAGCTGACCAAGGATCGTCGCATTCTCGACGCGGTACACGCGTTGGTAGGGGATACGACTTGGCAGGAGCTGGCCGAGGCTTACTCCAGCGACATGCCTGAAACCTTGACCGTCGGCATTGCTGCTTATTTTCGGCAGGTCGCTGATCTGGCCGACACCTGGGCCAAGAGCATCGGCGACGGCGTGGTGACCGACCACGAACTGGCCGAGATTCGCCTTCGGGTGTTCCGTGGTATTCAAGGATTGCTCGGAATGTTCAACCGTGCCACTTACGTCAATAAGACAGCGCGGGGTGCCGACCGTGGCTGATACCGCTGACTTTGCTAATGACCTGGTGCAGGAACGTCTTGACGAGGCACTCGCCGCTCGTAACGCCGCCAAGCCTGCTTCGGCGGCGCATTCATTTTTGTTCTGTGAAGGTTGCGACGATCCCATCCCTGCAGCCCGTCGGCTTGCTATGTCGGGTTGCACACAATGTGTAAATTGCCGGTCTGTCGATGAATCGCGGGAGTCCCATCATGCTCGATGAGGTGTTGGGTCAATTCGCCGATTATGGTCTTGAGCCCGCGCAGCCGCTGATTTTCGGCAAGCTAACTCGCTGCAAGACGACACAGGACAAGGGCAAGGAAAAAAACGGCTGGTATGTCGTCCACGAGCATCGGACGGAGAAAAACGAAACACTGATCTTCGGCAGTTTCGGTGATTGGCGTTCGGGAGACTCGCAGAAGATCAAGGTCAAGGCTGGGCGGATGTCGCCAGAAGAGCGCGAGGTCATGCGTGCTCGGCAGGAAGACGCTAAACGCCGCGCCGCTGAGATCGCGGCCAACGCCGCCCGTCGAGCGGCGAACCGGGCGGCGGGTCTGTTCGAACGCATGCCCGACAAGGGTAAAAGCGCTTACTTGGATCGAAAGCAGATCGTTGGTTTTCGCATTCGTTACGCACCGCGCTCGGGCGCGTTTTTAGTGCCGATGAAAAACGTGCGCGACCAGATCGTCGGCCTGCAGGTGGTGTTTCCGGCCAAGCAGGAAGACACCGGTCGGGATAAGTCTTACTGGCCTTACGGCATGTCGAAAGAGGGCGCCTTTCACCTTATCGGTCCGCACCCTGAACCCGGCGAGCCTGTGCTGGTATGTGAGGGGTACGCCACCGGCGCCAGTCTGCACATGGCGACTTCGCTCGCCGTGGCCATTGCCTTTGATGCCGGAAATTTGTTAGCGGTGGCTAAGGCCATGCGTGAGCAATTCGCAGGGTGTCCGATTATCGTCTGTCGGGATGACGACTGGAAAACGAAGCGTCCGAATGGCGATCCCTGGAATCCTGGTGAAGAGAAAGCCAACAGCGCAGCGTTGATCGTCGGTGGTCAGGTGGTCGCGCCGGTCTTCTCCGGTGAACGGGAAGACAAATGGACGGACTTCAATGACCTGCACGTTGCCGAAGGCTTGGAGGCAGTGCGCCGCCAGGTGCTGGCGGTGGTCAGGCCACCGGCAGCGGGTGGTTGGAAAGACCAATTGGCCCGGACTGAAAATGGCGCGCTGATTGCGCACATGCAGAACGTCGAGTTGATTCTTGGTAATGATGAGCGATGGGCCGGGGTGATCAGTTACAGCGCCTTCAGCTCGAAACTCGTCAAGCTACGGTCTGCCCCTTACGGCGGGGGCACGGGCGACTGGGCCGACATTGATGATATGCGGGTCATGAAATGGCTCGCGCAGCAGTACAACCTGCGGGTGAAGTCGACTCAAGTGATCGAGGCGGTGAGCGTCGTCGCTCATGACCACGCGTTTCATCCGGTACGCCAGTATCTGCAAAAACTTGAGTGGGATCGAGTCCCGCGACTCGAGCGCTGGCTCACCGATGTCATGGGGGTGCAGGCCAGCGACTACTCGGCCAAGGTTGGCAAGCGCTGGATGCTCTCGGCCGTGGCACGGGTGATGATGCCTGGTTGCAAGGCGGACTCGGTGATGATTCTGGAAGGCGCGCAAGGCGCGGGTAAGTCGACGGCGATGGGTATTCTCGGCGGCGAGTGGTTCATGGACACGCCTTTCGCCTTGGGCGACAAGGATGGGTTTCAGGCGATCCGGGGCAAATGGATCGTCGAGCTGGGGGAATTGGACAGCTTCAACAAGGCGGAAAGTACCAAGGCCAAACAGTTCTTCTCGGCGTCCACTGACACCTACCGAGAGAGCTACGGTCGCAGAACAAACGACGTACCACGCCAGTGTGTGTTCGTGGGGACCACCAACCAGGACGAATACCTGAAGGACGCCACCGGTAACCGACGTTACTGGCCAGTGGCTTGTACCCAGGTCGACCTGCCGCAGCTGCGTGAAATCCGCGACCAGCTTTGGGCTGAGGCTATGTTTTGCTATGAGGCCGGCGACATTTGGTGGGTCACACCTGATGAAGCCCCGATGTTCGCCGAAGCGCAGGACGATCGCTTTGTGGTGGACGAATGGGAAGGCCCGATCCTGACTTGGTTGGAAGAGTCACAGATCGGTGAAACCACCACCGGTGCCGACATCTTTAGCCAGGCGCTGAAGCTGGATGTTGGGCACTGGAGCAAGCCCGAGCAGATGCGGGTCGGTGCCATCATGCATCGACTAGGGTGGCGTCGATTCCGCCTGGGGGCATTGACCAAGAGCCGTCAACGGCCTTGGGCATACAAAAAGCCAGAGGGATGGGGCAGTGCTGGTGCACTGCAGCAAGTCGCATTTGAGGATCCTTGCTTCGATGATTAAACGAATCGATGAAATGCTCAAGCTGTGGGCCGAGGAGCTGCATTCGCCGATGACCACGTCCTTTGGTGGATCGGGCGGCAACATGATCGCCATGCTTATGGAATGCAAAGGGGAGCTGATTCGCGGGACTCGTGGCAGCCGGGTACTGCTGGATGAGTCGGCGGACATCGAGCTGATCGTGAACAAACACCTGCCGCCGCAATTGTCAGTGATCGTCCATGAGCACTACTGCAATCACGAAAGCTTCCTGTCGCAGAAGATCCTGCATTGCGGCTGTTGCCGTAAAACCTATTACGAGCGCTTACATGAAGCTCACGAATACATCTCCGGCATGTTGATGGGGAAAGCTGCGTGACCCCAAGTATGACTCCGGCTCTAGCTGTCCTACCGGCCCGCTTTGTCCCACCGCATTTTGACGTAGTGGGACAAGCGCGGGCCGCGTCTATGTTGGGCTGTCCCGCCGTCCCACCTTATGAGCGTCTCGCCCATGTGAGCGGAGCGGGCACCAGTACGCGCCTGTTGCGCGCACGCGTGTTATTCAATTTCTCCTCTACACAAGAAATAAGATAAATAGTAAGACGGTGGGCGAAGCCCCGAATTTAGGCGCTCTCAGACGTCCCACTTCCATTTTGAAAGGTAGGACATATGGGCCGCCTCAAGAGCAACAGATGGCCGTATTGATGTATGGCACCCACGTTGCACCTGTGTGGCACCCACGTCATACCCATATTGTTCGGTGGCATTAAAAGGTGCTTGCTGCCAGGAAACTCCACCTGTAAAAAGTACCCATCTTCGATAGGTGCGACCGCAGAGAGCGGCAGGCGCCACACACTAAACCCGGCTAATGCGTCGGGTTTTTGCGTTTATGGGGTAGGGCGATGACGAACGAACAGCAAGCGCTGGCAGAGATGCCGATTTGGTTAGTGATCGTCCTCGCCTTGGTCGGCGGCGTGTCGGGTGAAATGTGGCGAGCCGATAAGGATGGCGCGCGGGGCTGGGCATTGGTGCGGCGTCTGGCGTTGCGGTCCGGTGCCTGCATCGTCTGCGGGGTGTCGGCGATGATGTTGATGATCGGCGCGGGCATGACGATCTGGACAGCGGGCAGCTTGGGCTGCTTGACAGCGATGGCCGGCGCCGATGTAGCCATCGGATTGTACGAACGCTGGGCCGCTAAACGGCTGGATGTCTGTGAAGTGCCGTCAACTAAAGATCGATCGGACAACTAAAGCAAACTTTGAAGAGAGGAATAGGAAATGCAAGTACGTGTCTTGAATGAAAAGCTGGAATCGATCTGGACAAGCACCAATGGCGGCGGCATGACATTTCTGGCACACCGTCGGGATGGAACCCTGGATACAATCATCACCGCTCTTGAACAAGCACTGCTGCGTGCTCAAGCTGAGCAACACCTAAGCGACACGGACGATGACGTTGCTGAGCAAAACACCAAGGCGGCCGATGAATTTTTACAGCGTAATGGTGTTATTTAGGTTGGCGACAACGAGCCGATAGATGTCTTTCGATTTGAAGAATGGATGCCAGGGGGTCGGAGCAACAAAGCCTACTCGACGTCCTAAGTTCCAAATAACCGCAGCCTTACCCGCCAGCCCAGCTTCGTTCACGGCTATCTGCACCGCCGTGACGAACTCCCTTTGCGCCGTCCGAGACTTACTTCCGAATGTTGGTTCCACCGGAACAATGATCATGTCCTGATCTTGGTACCTGATATGGACAAACCTGTATGTGTTCATGTTTTTTACCTTGAGAAGTTTGGGTCTGCCCTCCACTCAGAAGCTTCGTCTTCCAAAAGAACGCCGCTCGGATGGTAGCAGTTGACCTTCGCGCAATTATGTCCTCGGTGGATAACATTGATCGCACCAAACCGGTGCGGAAAAACATGCAGGGGACCCTGGCGTGATTTGGTGGGTACGGGGTCGGAAACCCGCGGGAAAGTGATAGCGGCTGGATTTTCCACGTTGGTTGACAGAGGTTGACGGTGGTTGACAGTCCTAGGTTGACAGGAGGTTTACATGACAATTTTGAGCCGTGTGGAGTATGCGGCTAGTAAAGGCTGGTCCCGCCAGTACGTTGGTAAGTTGGTCAAGCAAGGGCGCCTAGTCATGACGCTGGACAACAAAGTAGACGTTGAGGCAAGCGAGCAATACCTCGCGATGACCAGCGACCCTTCACGCAATAACTCCCTCGGCAAAGTTCCACTGGTCCTCGGTCATCAAGAGCGAGAGCCAGCGTTTCCGAATGCATCGTTGGGCGCGATTCCCACGGCTGCGCCGGACTATCAAAAAGCACGAACCCGGCTTGCGCTCGCCCAGGCTGAAAAGGCGGAGGGCGAAGTGCTCAAAGCGAACGGTGAGTTGGTGGAGCGATCAGTAGTTGATGAGGCTTCTTTCGCGTCGGGCCGGATGGTTCGCGATCTTCTGCTGGCGCTGCCGCCCAAGCTCGCCCCAGAACTTTCGGCAATGACTGATCCCTGGGATATAGAAAAGCACCTGACGAAAGAGATCCGTAGAGCGCTTGAGGATGCTGAGCGCATTTCCACAGAAGACTTTATTCACGCCGTAACGGCTACGAGCTAAACCTATGCCTGCTGAATATTCCAACGGCGCAAAGGTGTACCGCGAAGGGTATTACCGTGGGCTGCGTCCAGAGCCTGCTCTCTGGGTCGATGAGTGGGCCGACGAGTACATGCGGATCCCGCGCGACACCGGCGCGGCGGAACCCGGTAAATACCGTACGTCGCGCACCCCCTATGCTCGCGAGCCAATGCAATGCTTGTCTCCTTCGCATCGGTGTAAGCGCGTGATCACCATGGTCGCCTCGCAGCTCATGAAGACGCAGATTGCCTTGAACTGGATCGGCGGCCTGATCCATATGGCACCGTCCAACATCCTGACTCTGCTGCCGAGCCTTGGCCTGGCCAAGCGGGTGTCGTCGCGGATCAGCAAGACCATCAAGGCCACGCCCGTGCTTCGTGAGCGCGTGGCGACCGGGAGCGGGGCGATCAACACCATGGACACTAAAGAGTTCGAGGGTGGTTCTCTGTACGTCACCACCGCTGGCTCTGCGGCTAACCTATCGGAGCTGTCGGCGCGTTACGTTTACGGCGACGAGATCGACCGCTGGGAAGTGGACATAGGTGAAGAGGGCGACCCCATCGAGCTGGCGGAAACCCGAGCCAGTACCTTTGGCCGCAACGCGAAGTTTTATTTCTCCAGTTCGCCGACGATCAAGGGCGCCTCGCGGATTGCCGACCTGTTCGAGGGCAGCGATCAGCGTTATTACTACGTACCGTGCCCGACATGCGGGCACATGCAAGCCCTGGAGTGGGAACGACTGCACTACTCGAAGGACTACAGCGTCGCGCATTACCAGTGCGCCGGCCCTGAGTGTGACGTGCTGATCGAGGAACACCACAAGGGCGAGATGCTCGCCAAAGGCGAATGGCGCGCGCATGCCGAGGGCGATGGCGAGACGGTGGGCTTCCACCTCAATGCGCTGTATTCGCCGCCGGGCTGGACGGACTGGAAGTTACTGGCCAAGCAATTCGAAAAGGCCAAGAAGGCCCAGGCCAAAGGCGATCTTGAGCCCATGCAGGTGTTCTACAACACCCGTCTGGCGAAGGTCTGGGACAGCGCGCAGGAGCAAACCAAGGCTGATACGCTGAGGATGCGGGCGCGGCTGGAGGACTTTACCCTCGGCTCGCTATCGGCCGCGGTGATGATGATCACCGGCTCCGTCGACGTTCAAGCTAATCGCCTGGAGTTCATGGCCATGGGCTGGGGCGTCGGCATGGAGCGCTGGGTTGTTGACTACCAAGTGGTCTCGGGCGATCCCGCAGACGAACGCACCTGGGCGGCGCTGGACGAATTGCTCAAGGCTAAGTACCACCATCCGTGCGGGGTCAGCTTGGGCATTCTTGCCGTAGCCGTCGATTCCGGCGGCCGCCACACCGATGAGGTCTACCAGTTCTGCCGCGTTCGCCGCTGGCGAAATGTGTTCGCCATCAAGGGGGCGAGTAAGCCTGGTAAACCGGTGATTGCCCAGCGCCCGTCGATGGTCGACGTAACCTGGAAAGGCCAGACCGAACGCAACGGTGCCGAGCTGTGGTTTGTCGGTACCGACACGGCCAAGGACTGGATCTACAACCGCTACCCGTTCGAATCTGGACCGGGCGCACTGCACTTTGCCAACGACTTGCCGGATGACTTTTTCACTCAGTGTGTGGCCGAGCGCAAGGTCGCCCGCTACGTGCGGGGACACAAACGCATTGAGTGGGTCAAAGGCAAGGCCGAGCGCAACGAAGCGCTCGACCTGATGGTGTACTGCCTGGCCATGGCGCATTACCTAGGCCTCAACCGCTACAAGGAACACGACTGGGAGCGAGTGCGTCAGTCCCTGGCGCAGTCTCGTTTGTTCGACGAAGCGTCAGGCATCAAGCCGGTTCAAGGCGAGCGGGTCAGTAACACCGGACAAGCAACATCAGTTGCCGCACCACAACTGGCCTCGCAACCCACTGCCCCAGCCGCGCAATCGCGACCTGCCGCTCCGCCACCTCAGCGCCGCAGCTCTAGCAGCGGCTATTTGAAGAGGCGTTAACTCAAGTAGTCAGGCCAATCATTGGACTTATGATCCGCGCGCCAAGCCCAAGTGCTTGGGACACAAGGCCGCGGGCAACTTCTTTGCCTCCTTCCTTGGCAGTGTTTGTTAGCTCTTCACCGATGGAAGTTTTTGAATTCACGCTGTCGGGTACGGCTTTTAATACCTCAAGCCCTTTCGCGGTTAGAACGGCATTGTCGATACGCATGTACGGGTAGAGCTCGCAAGTTAAATAACCTGCTTGCATCAGCCAGTTGGCTGTGGCGATGAAAAATTCAGCGTCTTCTGTCGGCACATCCATTTGATGCTCTTCGTCGAAATACAGAGCGGTTTCGACGATGGCTTCGGCCATCAGTGTTTGGGGTAGAGGAAAACTCTGGTAAAGCTCGGCAAATATCTTGCCGGTAATGTCGTCGAATTTTTCAATGTTGGAGACAGCCATGTCACAGAACTCCGAAGAAAAAGCACAACAAGTGCAAAAAGTAAAAGCCGCCGCCGAACTCCAGCACGAACTTCGACGGGTAGCGGCTGATCAGTTAACAGGACGAATGGACTGGGTCCGCGCACGCACCTACTGGCGCACTCGCTTGGTGGATATTCCACCGGAGGAGCTGGCTGACGCACTGACCCATGTCCTGGCGGGTGGCAGCTTTCGGCAAGAGATCCTGTCGCGAAACCAAAACTTCGTCTGAAGGTTTTTACATCACACCGTCATTCCTCCGCTAGAGCAAACACTCATGTCATTTACCCAAAAGCACCTCGACGCGGTTGAGGCGGCCATTGCGCGCGGTGAAAAAATCGTGCGCTACACCGACCGCACCGTCGAGTACCGCACAGTCGATGAGCTGCTCAAGGCGCGCGAAGAGATTCGTTCATCGTTGATCAACGCTGCTGGACCGCGCTCACGCGTGGTCAGGTTATCCCACGGAGGCAAGGGACTCTAATGGCTCGCTATCCGACGCTGACCCGTAACGGATTCGTGTTGCCATCCAACATCAAGGCCAGTTACGAAGGCGCCGGAGAGGGCCGCCGCTCCACTGGCTGGGATGCTCCCGACAACGGAATTAACAGCATCAACACCCCAGCGCTGCGTAATCTGCGGTCGCGTTCACGGGCTGCAGTGCGCAATGATCCGTATGCCTTCAACGTGATCGACAAGCGCGTCAGCAACCTGATTGGCACTGGTATCAGCCCGCGGCCGACGACCGTCGATGATGCCTTACGCCAACTGCTACAGGAGCTGTGGGGGGATTGGGTTGATGAATCGGACGCCGATGAGCGTACCGACTTTTATGGCCAGCAAGCCCTGGTGGCGCGCACGGTGGAAACGTCGGGCGAATGCTTTGTCCGGTTGCGCCCGCGCAGCCTGGACGAAGGCCTCGCGGTGCCGTTGCAGCTGCAGATTCTGGCCCCGGAATTCGTGCCGCATGACAAGTTCGAAACCAGCAAAAACGGCAACCTCATCCGCGCCGGCATTGAGTTCACGCCCGGCGGCAAGCGGGTGGCGTACTGGATGTACCTGGCGCACCCGCGGGATGCCTCGTCGCTGAACGCCGGCTACAACCAATTGGTGCGGGTGCCGGCGGCGCAGGTGCTGCACATTTTTGAGCCGATCGAGCCGGGCCAGCTGCGCGGTGTGCCGCGTTTGTCGCCGGTGCTCAAGCGCCTGCGCAGCCTCGACAACTATGATGATGCGGTGTTGTTCCGCCAAGAGGTGGCCAACCTGTTCGCCGGGTTTATCAGTCGACCAGCCCCGGAGTCCGGCCCCGTGGTGCGGGATCCGTCCACCGGCTTGCCGCTGAACCTGGATCGTGATGGGTTCACGCCGATGGTTGCGCTGGAACCCGGCACCATGCAGGAGCTGGGACCGGGTGAAGAGGTGGAGTTCTCCAAGCCGCCGGACGCCGGTAATAACTATCCGGACTTCATGCGTCAGCAATTGATGGCTGCCGCAGCGGGCACTGCTACGCCTTACGAGATCCTCACCGGCGACATGCGTGGGGTCAACGACCGGGCGCTGCGAGTGGTGCTCAATGAGTTTCGGCGCCGCCTGGAGCAACTGCAATTCGGGGTTTACGTCCACCAACTTTGCCGCCCGGTGCGGGCCGCCTGGATGGATATGGCCGTGCTGTCCGGCGCCCTGGTGCTGGAGGATTACACGCAGAAGCGCCGCCACTACTTGCGCACCCGTTGGATACCGCAAGGCTGGGCTTACATCCAGCCGGTGCAGGACGTACAGGCGCGGCGCATGGAAGTGCAGGCCGGGTTCGGCTCGCGCAGTGAAATGTGTTTACGCAACGGCTATGACGCCGAAACAGTCGACACGGAGAACGCCGCCGATCTGGCGCGGGCCACTGCCCTTGGCCTTAATTACAACACTCTCGACGCTGTCGAACCGCACGACGACAAGGAACAACCATGAGTAAAAAAGCGCTCCCGCGTATTTACGACAAAGCCGGCAAGCGCGTGTCGGTGCAGGATAAAACCTGGTACGCCGTGCAAGCCAGCGGCGAAGCCGAGCAACGCACCATTGAAGTCTTCGTCTATGGCGAGATCGGCACCTGGGGCATCACGGCCAATCAGTTCGTGCAGGATTTGCGCGCCATGGATGACGGTGTGTCGCCGGTGCTTGCCGCCTTCAACAGTATCGGCGGCGACCTGTTCGACGGCCTGGCGATGCATAACGCACTGTCGCGCTTGGGCGCGCGTTGCACCGGGCGCATTGATGCGTTGGCCGCCAGCGCGGCAAGCGTGGCGGTGTGCGGCGCGCACAAGGTGGTTATTGCGGCCAGCGCTATGTTGATGATTCATAACCCCTGGACCTACGCGGCCGGGGACGCCGAAGATTTTCGCAAGGTCGCCGACGTGCTCGACCAGACCACGGAGGCGATCATCGCGGCCTACAAGGCCAAGGCGCCGAACATCGACGAAGCCGAGCTGCGGCGCTTGGTCGCCGCTGAAACGTGGTTGACCGCCAGTGAGGCCGTGGCGCTGGGTCTGGCTGATGAAATCGGTGACGGCGTCAAGGTTAAGGCTTGCCTCGGCCAGGGGGCCGTATTGCAGCGTTACCAGCACGCACCCGCCGAGTTGCTGGCCCAGCTCGACGAACCGCCCGAACCGGATCCGCAGGTGGAGCCTGATGACCCGCCGCTGACGCCGCCCGTGGTCGACTCAACCCAATTGGCCTTGATGATCACCCAGAAATGCGCCGAGGCCGGTATCAGCAACTTGATCGCGCCGTTGCTCAGCTCGACCAGGCTCGAAAGCGAAGCGATCGTCCAGGCCGGCCTGACACGGGCCAAAGCGGTGAATGATTTGTGTGTGGCCGCCCGCTTGCCTGAGTTCAGTGCCGAGTACGTCGCTGCGGGCCTGGACGCACCAGCTGTTCGGGCGCGTCTGTTCGACAAGATCGTCACCAGCGGCAAGGGGTTTGAGATTGACAACAGCCTGCCGCTGGCTGCTGACCCGGCGCCGAAGGTACTGGCCAAACAACCTGATCCCACCTCGATCTGGGCCGCTCGACAAGCCATCCAATCCGGAACCGCGCCGAGCGCGAAAGGAGCAAGACCATGATCAAAAAAGAATCGGTTCACGCCGGTGAGTTTCTGCTGTCGGAGGGCGCGGGAAACATTTCGCGAGAAACCATCAACGTGGCGGCCGGTCCTGCGCTTGGCGCAGGGCAGGTCCTTGGTCAGGTGACCCTTAGCGGTGAATTCGCGGCCTATGACCCGACGGCGGAAGACGGCAGCGAAGCGGCGGTGGCCATCCTCTTTGGGCCTTTGGGTGAGTCGGACATTGTGCGGCGCGGCCGTGCTGTGGTGCGCTTGGCGGAAGTCAGTGAAGCACACCTGGTGGGGCTGGACCCTGACGCCGAGAGCGCACTGGCCAGCCACTTCCTGATCGTCCGCTAAGACCATCAGCCCACTTTCAACACCCCGCCCTGAGCGGGGTTTTTCATTTCTGGAGAGTACCTATGGCCGATATCGCCATTTTTGACGATGAAGCATTTGCCGTCACCACGCTCACTGCGGCAATCAATGAACAACCCTATCTGCCGGGGCGCATCAGCGCGCTGGGCTTATTCCGTGAAGAAGGCATCACCACCCTGACCGTACAGATTGAAAAAGACGGCGACACCCTGGCGTTGGTGCCGGCGGGGGAGCGGGGCAGTTCTGGCCTGGTAGTCGCGGCCAGCAAACGCAACCTGATTCCGTTCAACACTGTGCACCTGCCGGAACGCTTCACCATCAAGGCCGACGAGATTCAGGGCATTCGCGCTTTTGGTACCCGGACCGAATTGCAGGCGGTGCAGGACGTGGTCAATGCCCGCTTGGCGAAAGCGCGTCGCCAGCTGGATGCCACGCACGAATTCCAGCGCATGGGCGCGCTCAACGGCTTGATCCTCGATGCCGATGGCCATACGCCGCTGTTGAACATCTACGATCGCTTCGGTGTCGAGCGTCAGACGCTGCCCATGGGCTTGGCCGATCCCAGCACGAAGCTGCGGGTGAAATGCATCGAAGCGCTGGACATGCAGGAAGACGCCTTGGGCAGCGTGACCAGTACCAGCTCGCGGGCTTTCTGCGGCAAGCACTTCTGGAGCAAGCTGATTGTTCATAAGTCCGTCGAGGAAACGTACCTCAATAGTCAGCAAGCGTCGGCGTTGCGCGGTGATGCCCGGGAGAGTTTTGAATTCGGCGGCATCATTTGGGAGCGCTACCGCGGCAAGGTGGCAGGTGTCTCGTTCATCCACGACGACAAGGCGTTGCTAATTCCCGAGGGCGTACCGGATTTGTACATCTCGGTGTTTGCCCCGGCCGACTACATGGAAACGGTCAACACCCAGGGCATTCCCTACTACAGCATGATCGAGCCGCTGCCATTCAACAAAGGCATGGCCGGTGAAGCCCAGTCCAACCCGCTGCACCTGTGCACGCGTCCTCGCGCACAGATACTGCTGGAGCTCTGACCGTGGGCTTTCGCGAGCTGATCGCCGAGATCGACGCGGTGGTGTTCGAAAGCCTGGGTGACAGCGCCCGCATCGAGGGCCGGAACGAACCGGTCCTCGGCATGTTCGCCGCGCCCTGGCTGCAACCGAAGTTGGGCAAGCTCAATACCGGCCTGCGCGAGCCTCGGTTCGAGATCCGCGTCAGCGATTCGCAAGGTCTGACGCAAGGCCTGTTGGTCAGCATCGATTTGCCCGCCTTGGACGGCGGGGGCGATTACGACCTGCTGCAGCTGGAGCCGAGCGGCGACGGTCTCGTCGCCTTGATTCTGAGGATGCGTGCATGAGTGTGGGTAGCTATTTCAAATCCTCAGCAGGCGGCGGGATGATCTCTATCCAGTCCTCGACCACAGACCTACAGGCGTTTCAGGATTTTGCCAAGTTGGTGCCCAAAGCTGCGGCCGTGGCTCACCGACGCGCGATCAACAAGACGCTGGGTTGGTTGCGTACGCACATTGCGCGAGCGGTGGGCAAACAAGAGCGGATAGCCATCGCTGCGGTTCGGCAACGCCTGCGGGTCTATCCGGTCGCAGGCCCGACGCTGTGCGGCAAGCTCTGGTTTGGCCTCAACGCGATCGAAGCCAGTCGCACCGGGCGGGCGCGGCCAACGAGCAGCGGTGTGTCAGTGGCCGGGCGGCGTTACCAGGGGGCCTTCCTTAAGAAAGTCTACGGCAACAAACCCGACATCTGGATCCGTACCGCGAGCAAGCACTTTAACGCGAACGACTACCCCGCCAGCACCGTGTCGGCGGCTGGGGGTGTCAGCTCGGGGTGGATCGCTGAAAACGGCGATCGCTTTCCGTTGGCCAAGGCCATGGTGTCACTAGAGCAAGCCCGTCCGCATTTCGACACGTGGATCAAGCGTGCCGATGCGCAGCTTCTGAAAGTCCTGCAACAAGAATTCAACTTTGAGCTACAGAAGTATCTCAAGAGGAACGTTTAATGTCTGATGAATCTTTTAGCCTGAACCAGCTTTACCAGGCAGTCGAGCAACACCTGTCGACCCATCTGCCGGGGGTTAAGACAGTCAGTACATGGCCGAACATCCGGGACCGCATCGCGATACCAGCAGTATTTCTGGAGTTGGCTGAGATAGAGCCGGGGACCGACATCGGTACGGGCGAAACAACACTGGTGTGCAAGTTCGAGGCGCGCGTCATTGTTGACCCGATCCTGCCCTTTCATCAGCAGCAGGCGGTGCATCTGGCCACCCAGCTCGCTGTGATACTGCGGGCACAGACCTGGGGGCTGGAGGTTGAGCCGGCGGTATTTGTTCAAGCGATGCAAGATTGGACCCGGCCAGAATTGGACGGGTACACCATCTGGCTGGTGGAATGGACTCAACAGATTTACGTCGGTATCGAAGAATGGCCTTGGCCAGATGAGTCGCCAGGTTCGCTGTTGTTCGGCTTTAACGACGACGTCAAAGAGGATTTTGTCCCTGCGCAGGACCTATGAGCGGCTACGCAACCGCCCAGCATGACCGCATGTTGGCGGGGGTGGTCAAGGCTTGTTTTGTGGTATCGCTCGATCTGGCCGCCTCCCCACCGGTGTGTCGCGTGTCGGATGGCGAATGGACCAGCGCCTGGGTGCGCTGGCACAGCATCGCCGCCGGCAAGGCCAGGCACTGGCGGGCGCCGTCTATGGGCGAGCAGGGGACGTTGGTCAGTGCCAGCGGTGACGTGTCACAAGGCACGTTTATCCCGGGCTTGTATGGCAACGCTGGCCCGCCGCCGGATAACCGCGATCATGTCGAGGTTTGGCGTTTCGACGATGGCGGCTCGCTGGTCTATGACTGGCAGGCCAAGAAGTACGCGATCACCGTGCCGACGGGGCAGGTGCTGGTCACCGTCGGCGGCTCAACGCTCTCCGTGACGGATAACGCCATCACGGGGGAGGCCGTCGCGATCAACTTGAAAGGCAAAGTGAACATCGTCGGGCCGCTACACGTCACGCAAGACATCACCGGTGACGGGAAGATTCTCGACACCGCGGGCAATAGCAAAAACCACACGCACTGAGGTGTACATGGCTGATGAACAGGAAGCGTCGGAAGGTGGTCTGTCGGCAGATGATATTTTTAAGCTGATCGAAAGTCAGATTGCGCAGACCTATGACGCCGCGCGTATGCAAAAGGCATGGGAAAACATCTTGGGCGGTCCAACGCCGCCCAAGGTCTTTGCGAGAGCCCTGGTGCAAGCGTTGAGTCACGGTCGCTATGAGCGGCGTCGGCCTCAGTCGGTGACGCATGTGAATGTGTACGTGTCCGGAGCCGTGGACCCCGAGCGAATCGGCCACGAGATTGCCAAGGGCGTCGGGGCCGGCTCGACAAACTGATCCCCACCAATACCCCACCAGCCCGCCCAGTGCGGGCTTTTTCATGCCCTGGAGAAAACATGGCCAAGCTCAATGAGACACCCGCCGAGGATCAGTCGCCAATGGCGAGTCTGTTGCTGACCTTTCGCGACAAGCTCTATACCTCGCGGACCCTGATCACGCCCCAGACTGGCCGCACGTTGCCGGTGGCCAAAGGCCTGGTGGACGTCCTGCCGTCCGATACCGAGGCCCTGACGTTCCTGAAGGCCAACGCCGAATTCGAACCCCTGGAGTGAGTTAGATGATCGGAGTGGACCGCCACACCGGCCAGGCCATTTCCGGCATCGAGCACCTGCGTCAGTCCATTGCGGACATTTTGGGTACGCCGCTGGGCAGTCGCCGGCACCGAATGGAGTACGGCAGCAAGCTGCGGCGATTTGTTGACATGCCCGTAAACGAGGGCTGGAAAAGCGCCGTACAGGCTGAAGTCGCTCGCGCTCTGGGACGTTGGGAGCCGCGCTTGAAACTGGATCAGGTGCGCGTCATTTCGGTTATCAACGGGCAAATCAACCTGAAGATCGTCGGGGCGTACCTGGGTGACGGCGTCACGTTGGAGGTGGCCGTATGAGTATCGTGGATCTGTCGTCGTTGCCAGCACCGACTGTGTTGGAGCCTCTGGACTTCGAAGAGGTGTATCAGGAGGGGTTGGGTGTTTTTCGTGGGTACATGGGTGGCAACTGGACCGCCGCGCTGGAAAGCGACCCGGTGGTTAAGGTGCTGGAGGTCGGCGCTTACATCAAGGTCGGCAACCGCGCCAGGGTCAATGACGCCGGCAAGGCGGTATTGCTGGCGCACGCCATACGCAGCGACCTCGATCACCTGGGAGCCAACGTCAATCTAAAGCGCCTGGTCATTCAAGCCGAGGATCTGCTGGCTGTGCCACCGGTGCCGGAGGTCAAGGAGGACGACGACCCGTTCCGTGAGCGCATCCAGTTGGCCTATGAGGGGCTGACCACGGCCGGCCCGCGTAACAGCTACATCCTGCACGCGCGAAACGCCTCGGGACTGGTGGCGGATGCCACGGCCGAAAGCCCGGCGCCGTGTTACGTGACGGTCACGGTATTAGGTTTGGGCGGGCAGGGCGTGGCACCGCCGCAGCTGCTGGCCACGGTGGCCACCGCGCTGAATGATGACGACGTGCGGCCGGTAGGCGATCGGGTGACGGTACAGAGCGCCCAGGTAATCCCCTATCAAATCGACGCGATTTTGCACATGGCCAGCGCCGGCCCCGAAGCGGATGCCAGCTTGGCCGAGGCGAAAAGTCGATTGGCGGCCTGGATCAATCCGCGCAAGCGGCTGGGCGTTGAGGTGGCTCGCTCGGCGATCGACGCGCAGTTGCACGTGGCCGGTGTGTCCCGCGTTGAACTGGTCGGCTGGGCGGACCTGGCCCCGACCAAGGCGCAGGCGGCGTTCTGTACAGGCTGTACCGTGAAGCTGGCGGGCTGAGATGAAAAGCCTCCTGCCGATCAACAGCACGCAACTGGAACGGGCCATGGAGGCCGCGTTCTACGAGAAAACGATTGTCCCGCTGCGCGACCTCTATAACGCCGATACCTGCCCGGTGCATTTACTGCCGCATCTGGCATGGGCGTGGTCGGTGGATCGCTGGGACTACCGGTGGACCGAGGCCGTCAAGCGCGCGGCGATCAAGGCTTCTTATTACATCCATGCCCACAAGGGCACCGTCGGCGCTTTGCGTCGCGTCGTAGAGCCCTTGGGCTATCTGATCGAGATTGTCGAGTGGTTCAAAACGGTGCCCGAAGGGGTGCCGGGCACCTTCGCACTCAAGGTCGGCGTGCTCGACACCGGTATCACCGAGGAAATGTATCAGGAGCTGGAGCGGCTGATCGATGATGCCAAGCCCGTGACCCGGCACCTGACCGGCTTAGCCATCAGCCTCGAAACGCAAGGCGCTTTGAACATCAGTGTTGCCCTGTACGAGGGCGACGAAATCGACGTTTACCCGCCGGTCATGCGTGACGTCGAGGTCACTGGCACCATCGGCGTGGTCGGCCGCGAACACTCCGTAGACACCTTGGACGTTTATTATGATTGATGCGAATTCTCAGTTTTTCGCGATCCTCACGAACGTGGGGATGGCCAAGCAGGCGAACGCCAGCGCGCTCGGCATTCCCTGGAGGCTCACCCAGATGGGGGTGGGCGATGCCAACAACACCGACCCTATCCCCAGCGCTGCGCAAACTCACCTGATCAACGAATGGCGCCGCCAGCCGCTGAATCAGCTCAAGGTCGACGCGGTCAACCCGGCGGTAATCATTGCCGAGCAGGTCATTCCGGCCGACGAGGGCGGCTTCTGGATTCGTGAAATCGGCCTGTATGACGCGGACGGCGATCTGGTGGCGGTAGCCAACTGTGCGCCAAGCTTCAAGCCGGTGCTGTCGCAGGGCTCCGGCCGCACGCAAGTCGTGCGGATGAATTTCATTGTGTCCAGTACCGGCAACATCACGCTTAAGATTGACCCGGCGCTGGTGCTGGCAACCCGCGAGTACGTTGATACGGAAATTATCGCCGGGCTGAACAGGCAGGACTTCAAGCATTCGGTGTTTGTGGCCACAACCTCGTCCGTTGTCCTGAGTGGTGCCCAAACGATCGATGGCCTGGTCGTGCCTGCCGGCTCACGGGTACTTGTGAAAAATCAGGCGTCGGCCAAGGATAATGGCATTTACGTCACTGCTGTGGGCGCCTGGTCCCGCGCTTCGGATGCCGACGCGGGTGTCGAAGTGACACCGGGGCTGTTCGTGCATGTCGAGCAAGGCACGGTCAGCGGGGACAGCGTCTACCAGTTGATCACTGATGCGCCGATAGTTTTGGGAACTACCGCGTTGACCTTTGACATGATCGCCGGAAAAACTGGTGTGATAGCCGGCACGTATAGAAGTATTACGGTTGATGCCAAGGGGCAGGTGATTGGTGGCACGAGCCCTACTACTTTGGCCGGTTATGGCATCACCGATGCGCAACCGCTGGACCCCGAACTGACCGCGCTGGCGGGCATCAGCACCAACGGCCTGTTGGCCAGGACCGGCGCCGGTACCGCAGCCGCGCGCAGCATTGCCGTGGGCGCAGGGCTGAGCGTCAGCAATGGCGACGCTGTCGCAGGTAACCCGACCCTGACCAACACCGGCGTGCTATCGGCGGCCGGCACTGCCAACCAGGTCGTCGTGTCGGGTGCCAATGGCAACGTGGTGTTTTCGCTGCCGCAGTCAATCCACAGTGGTGCGACACCGTCGTGGGCGCAGATCAACCTGGCAGCCGACCCGACCACTGCCCTGCAGGGTGCAACCAAACAATACGTCGACAACCTGATCAGTGGACTCGACGTCAAAACTTCAGTACTGGTGGCGACCACCGCCAACATTGCCTTGGCCGGCGCGCAAACCATTGATGGGGTCGCACTCCCATTCGGCGCCCGCATTCTGGTCAAGAATCAAACCACGGGCAGCCAGAACGGCCTGTACCTTAGCGCCGCGGGTGCCTGGACTCGCACCACCGACGCCGACACCTGGAGCGAACTGGTGTCCGCGTTCGTCTTTGTCGAAAAGGGCGCGCAGAACGCAGACACCGGCTGGGTTTGCACCATCGATCCGGGTGGCACGCTGGGCACTACCGCTGTCACTGTGTCGCAGTTCGCCGGCGCGGGCACCGTCACCGCCGGAGCCGGCATTGATGTGGTCGGCAATCAGGTTGCTCTGACGATTAGCGGCGTGGTCGGGGGTACTTACCCCAAGGTCACGGTCGACCAATACGGTCGCGTGACGGCAGGGGCGCCCTTGGTGGCGGCGGATATCCCGGCGCTGGATTGGGCCAAGATTACCGCGGGCAAACCGACCACACTGGGTGGTTATGGGATCGCTCTGCCAACCCAACTACAGGCTGAAGCGGGTGCCGATAACACGTTGCCCATGACGCCGCAGCGGGTGTTTCAGGCCATTGCAGCCAAGGTCGTGCAGGCCACTGAAGCGCTCGTCGGATTGCTGCGGATCGGCACCCAAGCCGAGGTCAATGCGGGCACCGACGACAGTGTCGCCGTCACTCCGAAGAAACTGCGGCTTGGTTTTTCAGCTTCACTCGGGGCGAACGGGTATGTGGTTTTCCCTTCGTGGATGCTGGGGCTGATTTTCCAGTGGGGGGTTGTAAGCGCCGTTCCTCAAGCAAGTACAACGCCGGGTGCTGTAGGGCCAACCCTGGACGTCGCACTGCCGATAACCTATCCCACGACCGGCCTATGGGTATCCGCAGCAATGAACTTCTCCACCATGGCCGTTACGGCAGCCTTCGCTCCTGGCGCCACGCTAATTTCCAGGTCTGTTATTCGGGTGCAAAACAACTACACCGCTTCTGCTGGGAGTATTTCCTGGTGGTCGGTCGGGTGTTGAGGGAATAAAAGATGACCGACTTTTTCTACTGCCCGACCAATAATGGCTTCTACAACACCGACGTCTATGCGCCTGAGCATATGCCTACGGACGTTATCGCCATTTCCAAAGAACGTTATATAGAGCTGCGCGATGGGCAGTCCGGCTTAAAACTGATCGTTGTCGATAGCAGCGGAATGCCGGTCCTGGCCGATGTAGCGCCGGCTGTTGTTGACTATGTCGCTCTGGTGGCGAGTACGCGATATGAGCGCGAAACAGCAGGAATTAACCTCGACGGCATGGCCATCGATACCGGGCGCGACAGCCAGGGCCTGATAACCGGTGCGGTGGTTCAGGCCATGCTTGAGCCGGGTTATGTGTTGCGCTGGAAAACATCGGCCGGCTTTGTGCAGTTGACTGCTCGGCAGATCATCGGCGTGGCTTCTGCGGTGCGCGCGCATGTTCAAGCGTGTTTTGATCGGGAGGCGGTGTTGCTGACTTCTTTGGAAGCTGGCTCGTTCAGGCCGGCAATGCTTAATCAGGGGTGGCCCGTATGAGACTTTTTGGGACTGGCGTGCGCTGTAGCATCGGGTATTAGCGCAACGCTGCTCTCTGACGCCCCGCACTGACGGGGCGTTTTCTTTCCATTACATGTAACCCGCTATCCCTCATAGCCTCGCTCCTGCGGGGCTTTTTCGTTTCTGGAGATTGAGCCTTATGAATTTCTTTCATGGCGTTACGACCACCGATATCAAGACAGGCGCGCGCACCATTTCCTTGCCGTCGTCTTCCATTATTGGGCTGTGCGACACCTTCACCCCGGGCGTCCTCGGTGGCGGCACGGCCAAGGCCGGCGAGCTGAAGTTGATCACCTCCGAGCGCGAAGCCATTGTCGCCTTCGGCGCTGATTCAGCGATCACCAAGGCCTGTAAGGCGATCTATACCAAGGCTAAGGCGGTGATCGTCGCCATCGGTGTGCCCAAGCTGGAAGACGCCGCACTGCAAACCTCGGCGATCATCGGCGGGGTTCTGGCTTCGGGTCAGCGCACCGGCCTCCAGGCCTTGCTCGATGGCAAAAGCCTGTTCAACGCCCAGCCGCGGCTGTTGATCGCGCCGGGCCATACCGCCAAGCAGGCGGTGGCCACCGCGCTGGATGCCCTGGCGCAGAAGCTACGGGCTATCGGCATTCTCGATGGTCCTGGCACCACGGACGAGGCCGCTATGCTCTATGCCGATAACTTCGGCAGTCGCAACCTGTTCATGGTTGACCCGGGCGTGCAGTACTGGGACACCGAGCTCGGCCAGACGGTCGATGCGCCGGGTTCTGCGTGGGTGGCGGGCCTGTTCGCCTGGACCGATGCCGAGTACGGCTACTGGGCCTCGCCTTCGAACAAGGAGTTCACCGGTATCACCGGCACGACCCGAGCCGTCGAGTATCTGGACGGCGACGAAACCTGTCGGGCCAACCTGCTGAACAACGCCAATATCACGACGATCATCCGCGACGACGGCTATCGCCTGTGGGGCAACCGCACGTTGTCGAGCGATCCGAAATGGGCGTTCGTCACCCGCGTGCGTACGCTGTTCATCCTCATGGACGCGGTGCAGGCCGGTCACAAATGGGCCGTCGACCGATCGATCACCAAGACCTACGTCAAGGATGTGACAGATGGCCTTCAGGCATTTATGAGCGACGAAAGGAATCGGGGCGCGCTGATCAACTTTGAGGTGTTCCCCGACATCGAGCGGAACACGGCCAGCCAGATCGCCCAAGGCAAAGTGTTTTGGCGCATTCGTTTCACCGACGTGCCGCCGGCCGAAAACCCGAATTTCCTTTTCGAAGTCACCGATCAGTGGATGACCGAAGTTCTTGAAGCAGCCTAAGGGGCCTAGTCAATGATTCCTCAAACTTTGTTTAACACGAACCTGTTTGTTGACGGCGTGAGCTTTTCCGGCGACGTGCCGAGCCTGATGCTGCCCAAGCTGACCAGCAAGACCGACGACTATCGCGGTGGTGGCATGGCCGGTTCGATCGAAATGGATCAGGGCTTGGAAAAAATGGAGGCATCTTTTGTCACCAAAGGCGTGCGCCGTGAGTCGCTGAAGTACTTCGGTCTGGCCGATGGCACGGCCTTCAACGCGTCTTTCCGTGGCGCCTTCAAAGGGCAAAAGGGGGCGATTACCGCCGTCGTCGCCACCCTGCGCGGCCGGCTCAAAGAGGTCGATCTGGGCGACTGGAAAGCCGGTGATCCGGCCGAGATCAAGCACGCGATCGCCGTCGCTTACTACAAGCTCGAAATCGACGGCCGCCTGATGTACGAAATCGACATGGTCGCGGGTATCCAGGTGATCGATGGCAAAGACCAGCTTCTCGAAGTGCGCAACGCGCTCGGCCTTTAAGGAAATAGAAGATGACTCACGTAAACGATAAAAAACTGCCGGAATGGCTGAAGGTCACCCCCGAGAGCGCTGTCGTGACGCTCTCGCGTCCCTGCGACGCCAATGGCGTGAGGGTCGAGACGTTAACCTTGCGTGCCCCGGTCGTGCGCGAAGTCCGAGCGGCCGACCGCGCCTCGAATGGTGATGACGAACAGCGCGAGCTGATGTTGTTCGCGGGCTTGGCTGAGGTCGGCCTCAAGGATCTGGAAGGCCTGAAGCTGGTGGACTATCGCCGTGTACAAGCGGCCTATTCGCGCCTGGTGCCGGATACCGATTACTCGACGTCGATGCCGGCGTGGCTGTCGATCACCACCGATCGCGTGTTGGTCACGCTGGCGTGCCCGAGCACGATCAACGGCGTCTTGGTCGATCAGTTGGCCCTGCGTTCCCCGACCGTGCGCGACGTTCGTTCGGCGAATCGTCAGACGGGCGGGGATGACGAACAGCGCGAACTGGTGCTGTTTGGCGAGCTGGCCGGTGCGCCTGTCGCGGATCTGGAGGGCCTGAAGCTGGTGGATTTCAACCGCCTGCAGGCCGGCTATTTTCGTCTGGACCAAGACAACGGGGTTTGACCCCGGCGTCATAAAAATGGCCGCGAAACGTCTGGCGGCGGACACTGGATTTTCCGCTGCGGAGATTCAGTCGATGCCGTTTGCTGAGATGGTGTGGTGGCTCACGGATTGAGCCGCCTTCGGAAAGGCTGTGCAAATGGGAGCCATGACATGGCGAACAAACTCGCCCTCGGGCTGGTGATCGGCGCCGCCGTCAGTTCGACGGTCGGCACTGCGTTCAAAGATGTAACGGGGCGCATCAAGCGCCTCGAGGCGGAAGGCGGTAAGGCGCGCGTTATGCAGCGTGCTATCGGCGACACCATTCGCTTGCGCGATGAATGGAAAAAAGCCCACGACAGCGGCTCTGCTGGAGCGTCCAAGCTGCTGGGCCGGTTGAACTCCAACCTCGACAGCTTGAAGAAGCAGGGCGTCGAAGTCGGCCGGCTGGAGAAGGCCTATCGGTCTATGGGCCAGATGGCCAACAAAGCCGAGCTTAAGGCCAAGGGGCATCAGCAGATGGATGCCGGCAAGTCCGGAATGGCAAAAGCGGTGGGTGCCGCTGTTGTGGGTGTGGGGGCTCTGGCGGTGCCGACGAAGGTCAGCGCGGACTTTGGGGCGATTGTTCGTGATATCGCGATCAAGGCCGGGATTGCCAATAAGCCACAAGAAAAAGAGATGTCGCAGAAGATTATCGCCACTTCGCGTGATACCGGCATGGCGCGCAATGACGTCGCTGATGTGGTGAACCAGTTGGTCGGCGCTGGTATGGAGTTGAGCAAGGCCCTGGAGTACGCGCCGGTCGCGGCCAAGTTTGTCGTGGGGCAGGGGTCGAGCGGTGTCGATACGGCGAAGATGATCAACGCCTTGGGGCAAAACGCCAAGATCACCGACCCCAAGCAGATGCAGCAGGCGCTGGAGGCGATTGCCTATCAGGGCCAGGCGGGCAGCTTTGAAGCGGCTGACATGGCCAAGTGGTTCCCTGAGCTGTTGGCCAACATGGGCAGCCTGGGCATCACCGGCATGGATGCGGTGACTCAGTTGGGCGCCATGCTGCAAGTGCAGATGAAGTCGGCCGGCAGCTCAGATGAGGCGGCGAACAACCTCAAAAACTGGATAAGCAAAGTCGGTTCTAACGACACGGTCCAGGCCTACAAAAAGGCCGGCATCGACTACAAGGGCTCGATGCAGACCGGTTTGCAAAACGGGATGTCCACGCTGGAAACCAGCATGGAGCTGGCGCAGAAGTACATTCGGGCCACCGACCCGAAGCGCGCGGCGGCGATGGCCGAAGCGACGGCGAAGATCAGTAAGGAGTCGGATCCGGAGAAAGCCAAGGCCATGATGGCCTCGCTGGAGGAGTCGTTGCGCACCGGCGACTTGTTCGCTGATATGCAGGTCAAGGCCGCGCTTTCGGCTTTCATGCAGAACAAGGCGCTGTACAGCCAGCTCAAAAACGATTCGCGCGACGCAACGGGCATCCTCGACAAAAACCTCCGTGAGCGGCGTGAGTCTTCGTCGCAGAAGTGGGCCGAAATGGCGCAGTCGATGGATGACGCCATGCGCAGTGTGGGTGATGCACTGCGCCCGGTCACGGACACCGTGGCCGAGGCGCTGACCAAGGTCACCAAGAGCATTACCTCGATGTCTGACAGCACGCCCGGGGTGGTCACGGGGATCGCGCTGGTCGGTGGTGGATTGGTCACGCTCACGGGCTTGTTCAGTTCGTTCAAGATGGCGAAAGGGTTATTCAACCTGGCGCGCGGTACGTTGGGCGGCAAGTCCGGCGAAGTGCAAAAGGTCTTTGTGACCAACTCACCGGACGGTGACGATGGTAAAGGCGCGTCCCCCCAAGGCAAGACCGGCAAAGCGCTGTCGCTGGTGGAAACCGGGCTCAAGGCGCTGGCGACCCTCAAAGGGAAGCCTGCCGATGGCGCCGACGATGGAGCTGAAGGCAAGGATGACAAGAAGCCCGGCAAGTTCGATCTGGTCGCCACCGGCCTCAAAGTGGTGTCGCTGGCGAAGGAAGCGGCCTCGGGGGGCGGCGAGGGCGGCGAGGCGGGGGCGGGTGACGACGGTGTCAAGAAGGTCTTCGTGGTCAACGCGGGAGCCATGGGTGGCGGCGCTGAAGGCGCTGGGGAAGCGCGCCGGCGTGGACGCGGTGGAAGGCGCAATCTTTCGCCCCGTCGGCCTTTGCCTCGGCCGGGTGCTTCGTTGCGCTCACCTATACCTGGAGCACGGCCGCCGGTGCCAGTTCCGCGTCCACCGGTTCCCCGACCACACCCGCCGATTCCACCGGCGCCGGTTCCAGGTGGTGCGATGGCCAAGCTGGGCGGGGTCGTGCAAGCGGTCGGCAAGGTCGGCAAAGCCGCCAAGATGTTTCCCGGCGGCTCGCTGATGGAAGCCGGCGCCATGGCGTTCGAAACCTACGAAACGGCCAAGACCAAGGACGAAAAGGCCGAAGGTTATGGCGCGGCCGCCGGCAATCTGGCCGGTACCATGGCCGGCGCGGCGGCAGGGGCGGCCATTGGTTCGGTGGTGCCGATTATTGGCACTGCGATTGGCGGCTTGATTGGCGCTTATCTGGGCAGTCAGGGCGGCGCGGCGTTGGGCGGTTCCCTGGGTAAGTCGCTGTATGGCGGCGAAGATGACAAGCCGGAGGAAAAACCGGAAGACAAGCCTGCGTCGCTGGTGACGCCGTTGCTGATGGCACCGCGCCCTGGTCCGGCGGTTCCCAGCTTGGCTGCCCTGACTCAGCCGCTCAATGGGGCGGCCGGTCCGGGCAATAAGGCGAACGGTTCCGGCGCGCTGCTGATGGCGCCGCGCCCTGGTCCGGCGGTTCCCAGCTTGGCCGCCCTGACTCAGCCGCTCAATGGGCCGACCGCTCCGCGCAATAAGGCGAACGATTCCGGCGCGCTACTGATGGCTCCATCGCCGGCCCCGCAAGGGCCAATGCTGGGCGACGTAGCCCGCGCCATGGCCGTTCAGGCGTCGGCCAAGCCGGCGGCTGTGGCGATCCAGCCCAAAGAACCAGAGAAGCCTGTGCCGGCCAAAGTGGATCAGCAGTTTCAGTACTCGCTGAGCATGCCGGTCACGGTGCAAGGGGATGTCAAAGATCCACAACGCTTGGCGCAGGACCTGATGCCGCACATGCGGCTAATAATGGCAGATGTTGCGAAACAGAACGCCGCCAAGCTGTACGACGAACCCCATTTGTAAGGAGGTCCCATGGCGTATATGGAACAGTTGCAATCGGGACTCAAATACCTGGTCGAAGCGGGGGAGGCCGGCCGGCGCAGTGCAGACGGCATGCTGAGTCCGCTCAACGGTGCGATCAGCGAAATCACCGGTGCCGCGTCCGAGCTGGAGAACATCCCGTTCGTGGGGCCGGCTATCGGCGCCAAGTTGCAGCGGGTGATGCGCAGTGTGGACGCGGCACAGTCAAAGGCGGGCCAGGTGGTGGCGGTGTACGGCCGTGCAACTCGGGCTGCCGGCGAAGTACAGGAGCGGCTGGGCACGCTGAAGGAACAGGCAGGCAAGGCGTCGACGGCGATCAATAATATTGCCGGCAAAGTCAGCCCGTCGTTGGCCAGCATCGTGCCCACCAGTTCCTTTGCCGTGGATGCCACGCCAGCGCCTGAGGCGGTGAAGCCGTTCCCGCACTTGCTGATCATCCAGCCCCGCGACCCCAAGGTTCAGCCCTATTACTTCAACCTGGACACGGCGGCCTTTGACGAGCTGAGCCGCTCGACCGAATTCCGCTGGGCTTCCCAGGAACGCCTGTCGCGCCGCCCGGCGCAGCAGGCCGTGGGCATAGGAGAGGAAAAACTCACCCTCAAAGGGACAATTTATCCGGGCTTCAAGGGGGGCCTAAAGCAGCTCGACACGTTGCGCACCATCGGCGCCAGGCTTCAGCCGCTGACCCTGACCACGGGTTATGGCGAGGTGATGGGGACTTGGTGCCTGAAGACCATCAACGAGGAACAGGGCGCGCTACTGCACGGCGGGATTCCGCGTAAACAAGGGTTCACTCTGGAGTTTGCGCGCTATGGCGATGACATGCAGAACGTCTGACGGGGATTTGCTCGATGTCATTTGCCATAACGTGTATGGCCATCTGAACGGTAGTCTCGAGGCGGTGCTGGATGCCAATCAGGGGCTGGCAGATGAGCCCCAGCCCTATCGCACTGGTGTACTGATTGTGCTGCCGGATCTGGCTGCGCCTGCACAGGAACAAATAACGCTATGGGATTGATGGTCTACACTCGTGCCGGTTGATCCCTCAAGCTCCTTACTTTCTTACCCGCCTTGTGCGGGTTTTTTTTTGAGCAGGAATCCATGACCCCAACTTTTCGCATTGTGGCCGACGGCGCCGATATTACGGCCCTGATCAATGATCGGCTGTTGTTGCTGCGCACCTCTGACAAGCCGGGCATGGATTCCGACGAGTTTGAGTTGCGCATTGATGATCGTGACGGCCAGGTGAAGCTGCCTCGGCGTGGCAGCTCTATCGAGATCTACCTGGGCTATGTCGAAACGTCCCTGGCCCGCCTGGGGCGCTATGCGGTGGACACGGTCGAGGTGTCGGGTCCGCCGGACACGATTGTGATCAAGGGCAAGGCCAGCGACATGCGTGGCAGTGGCAAGACCATCCGTAGCGGAAGCTGGGAAGACGTGCCGCTGTCGACGATCGTGGCCGACATCGCCGCGCGCAATGGCTGGCAGCCGGTGTGTCCGGTGACGACGAAAGTCGCCCGGGTGGACCAGCTCAGCGAGTCCGACTTCAATTTCATCACGCGCCTGGCCAAGCAATACGACTGCACGGCCAAGGTCGCCGACGGCAAGCTGTTGGTGATGCCCCGTCAAGGTGGCCAGACCGCCAGCGGCAAGGCGTTCGGCGCGATCACCCTGACGCGTAGCGACCTCAGTCGCTGGCAGTTCAGTCTAGGGGATCGCAACTCGCATAAGGCTGTGGCCACCAAGCATCAGAACAAGAAGGACGGCAAGCTGGCGGTGGTCACCATCGACAACGACGACGCCCCGGATGGTTTGCCGGCGGTACATACCGACCGGCATATCTACCCGAACAAGACCGCCGCCGAGTCCGCCGCCAAGGCGCGGTTGGCGGCGTTCAATCGCTCGACCGCCGACGTGCGTCTTGAGATGCCCGGCCGGACCGACATCTTTGCCGAGCGGCCAATCAACGCCCAGGGTTTTAAGGTCGGGCTCGATGGCGAGTACCTGGCGGAATCGGTCGAGCAGGTTTTTACCCAATCCGGCTGGTCCACTACGGTCGAGTGCAATGCCGGCAAGAAAGGCAAATCCAAAGGTAAGAAGAAAGAAGCGAAACCGCCGCTCAAGGTTGTCAGCGTCGAGAAGCTGTAGCGAACCTATCGCCGCACGAGTGCGGTTTTTTTTTGTCTAGGGTGTTTATGTCCGTCACTGAACTACAGCTTCAACGCATCATGCCCAACGCCCGCCGCCAAGCGGGCGTTTTTGTATCTGCACTGAACGCCGCCATGACACACCGACAAATCAACACACCGAAACGCCAGGCCGCGTTCTTGGCGCAGCTCGGCCACGAATCGGGTCAGCTGCAATACGTCCGTGAGCTGGGTGGCGATCAGTACCTGAGCAAATACGACACCGGCAACCTGGCCACGAATTTGGGCAACACCCCTCAAGCGGACAGCGATGGCCAGCGCTATCGAGGTCGCGGCCTGATCCAGGTGACCGGCCGCAACAACTATTTGCGCTGCAGCTTGGCCTTGTTCGGCGACGAGCGATTGCTGCGTACCCCTGAGCTGCTCGAGCTTCCGCAATGGGCCACCGAGTCGGCCGCATGGTTCTGGTGGGTTCGTGAGCTGAACGCGCTGGCGGATCGGGATGAGTTCGAAGCAATCACCCGAAAGATCAATGGCGGCCTTAACGGTTTAGCGGATCGGCTGGAGCTTTGGAAGCGGGCGAGGGCAGTGCTATGCGCCTCGTCGACTTAATCCCAGAGCCGTATCGGTTGCTGGCAGGCGGTGTGCTGATGACCGTATTGGCCGGCGGATCTGCAGCGCTGGCGTGGCAGATTCAGGATTGGCGTTACAGCCAGCAGCTGGAGCAGCAAGCCCGTCTGCAGACGGAAGCCCTCAACCAACAATTGCAGGCGGCTGCAACGCAGCAAAAAACTGAGCAGGACAAGCGTCTCGCTCTTGAGCAGCGGCTTTCCGCCAGTGAACAGATCCATTATCGAGCCCTAAGCGATGCCCAACGTGATCAAGGTCGCCTGCGCGACCGTCTTGCCACTGCTGATGTGCGCCTGTCACGCCTTCTCGACGCCACCACTTCCGCCGGCAACTCAGTGCCATACACCTCCACCACCAGCGGCGTGGTTCATGGCCCCGCAAGAGCCCAACTTGACCCAGCGCATGCTCAACGAATTATCGGCATTACCGATGCCGGCGACCGAGGATTGATGGCGCTGCAGGCATGTTAGGCATACATCCGCGAGATTCATCGCTAAAAATGTTCCTTAAAAGTCCTGCGTGCGGTGTGTTAGTGCAAGTTTCACCATCAATTTATGACCTAATTTGCCGCCGATATCCCAAAAGATATGGTCGACGTCTATGACTCTGTATTCCTGGTCGTCTGCAGCCTCCCTGTCCCATGCTACGTCAAGGAGGCCTCGATGATTAAAGCGATTGCCTATGGACACAGTTGGGAATGGCGTTTTTGCCTCAACACTCCAAACCGGGTCATTGATAAAAGAATTTTCGTAGACTTCGAAGTAGTACTCGATCGGTTGCGCACTCATAAAACTCCTTGCTTTGTATGATTGGTGGCGAAGCGTACCGCGTTTATCAATATCACATTGCTGGCAGGATTGGTTCTCGATCCCACCAATGGTTCCGTGCGCTTCCATGTGAGTCACTCCAGCGTCAGTAACCTCACTGCGAAAGTGAAAAGAGCGACCGGTATGGATGCGTCAACATCCATACCGGCCGCCGTCCCCGCAGATTGTCCCTGCAAGTCCAGCCAAGGCTCTCACTCCGTGCACGAAGCGCGGCGAGCCTAGCACCTGTTTATCCATACAGTAAAGGTCTTGCTATCTATGTCCACACCCATCATCCCTTGGATGGGCGGCAAACGCCGCCTGGCCGATCGCCTCATCCCGCTTTTTCCACCACACGAATGTTACGTTGAAGTCTTTGCCGGCGGTGCCGCGTTGTACTTCATGAAGCCCCAGCCATCGCCTGTGGAAGTTCTCAACGACATCAACGGCGACCTGGTTACGCTCTACCGCGTTGTGCAGAATCACCTGGAAGAATTTGTGCGCCAATTTAAATGGGCGCTCAGCTCGCGCCAGGTGTTCGAGTGGCAGAAAATGACCCGCCCTGAAACCCTCACTGACATCCAGCGCGCCGCCCGATTCTTCTACCTGCAGCACCATGCCTTCGCCGGTAAGGTCACCGGGCAGACGTTTGGCACGGCGACTACTGGCCCGGCTATCAACCTGCTGCGGATCGAGGAAAACCTCTCGGCCGCTTGGCAGCGTCTGTCCGGCACCTACGTAGAAAATCTCCCCTGGTTTGAATGCGCTGAACGTTACGACCGTGCCCATACGTTTCACTACATGGATCCCCCTTATTGGCAAACCGCTGGTTATGGAGTGAACTTTCCGTTCGAGAACTATGAGCGGATGGCCGACTTCATGCGCAACTGTAAAGGCAAGGTGATGGTCAGCATCAACGATCATCCAGATATCCGGCGTGTCTTTGATGGCTTTCACTTTGAGACCCTGGATATTCGCTACAGCAGTGCCAACCAGCGGCAAGGGAAAGCGGAGATGAGCGGCGAACTCGTGATCATGAACTGGCAACCTTCCGCATTGGGAGGGTTATTCTGAATTCATATTGCCTTAGGAGGAGGTGAGTTTAATTAGGATTTGGCGCATTGTTAAATGGGACTGCCGCTTTATCGGAGAGCGGGGCTAGTAGCGTGATTTTTTGCGGGGCGCCCCTGGAAAAAGGTCGCCCCCAGCTACTAAAATTGTGTTGTCAGTTTTTTTACAAAAGATAGTGCGGAGTTTTTAACCCATTCAGAGTCTACTTTAGAGATATGTTTGTTTTCTTTAAATGTGCTGTTTGAAATGCTCTTACCTTTTGGGCCCCAGATTTCATACGTAACTCCTACGAATTCGGTCTCTACGTATTTAAACGTCAAAGTCGACTCAGGGTAGCTCCTGCTTCGGTCGGTTGATGGGATCAAAAGCGAAAATGTAGCCTGGGGTAGAACGAAACCCTCATTAAACCCGCTTTTGCTTGAGTAACCTCGGGAAACTAGTTCGTTAGAAAGCTCGTTTAGCGTCGGAATTATCGCTGTCCGGAATACGGATTTTGCAGTATTAGCACTTTGAGTTTTTAGCAGTTTCTTGCTCCTTCCCTAATATTTGTTCGCTGATAGCTTTTTCTCGGTCTGCAAACATCTTGTCGAGGTCTGCTTTCATGGTCTCTACTCACATTTAAACGATTAGTATATGATAGCAATTGGCCGCCCGTCACCTGATGACAGGCCGTTTGCGGGGTAGGCCCGTATCAGGTTGCGGTAAATCGCGCGGGAGATAACGGATAATCTGGCTCTGGTGGTAAGTGCTTTACGCAAGAAACGAGAGCGGAAGGGAATCAGGGAATGAAGGGTGGGTATCGGCTTTGCGCCGGTAAACAGTTCTATAGTGCAGTACTATTAGAAGAGAACGTGGTAATGAGAAAGTTATTTGTGTTGTGTGGTGTTGTATTTCTAAGTGCGTGCTCTGTGCTTAAGAGTGAAGACATTCGGGTCTCATCTCATGACATCGAATATAGTGGTCCGAGAAACGATGTGAGCGCTTGGGCTTCAGGAATGCCTAGAACAAAAATGGATTCTGATGCGCAGCCCGGTTCGGCATCGCTTGGGGGACTTTTTCCTCTGGCGCACGCTGTTGTATGCAACGAATCTAGGACGGTATGTAAGCATGGAGTAATCAAGACTGAATTGAAATATGAGATTCATAACGTTCAGGATGGTGTAGTGGTCTCAGGAGTTCTTGAGTCACGAATGGGTAGGTCGATGACCGAAGAATATTCGGTTTCGAGTTATTCTAAGACAACGTCTACATTGTCTGTGCCAGATGATGTGGAGTTGATAGCAAACAACTCGGTTAGTACGCCGTTTTCTTTTGTCTATGCACCGGGTAAAAAAGTGGTGTTAAACGGCTTGGAAGGAGTGAAAGTAACTATTTCTTTTAATCCAGTTGAGAACTATCAGAAGTGATTTTTTGTTAATAGTACGATGCGGCAGCACAAATTTAGTGGTGTTGGAAACGCTCCGCTTCCGACCGGTTGTGTGTACTGGTAAGCGCCTCGCTCCGGCCGGCCGGTCGGTCGGTCGGAGCTTTTAAAACACATGGATCGATTTGATTTGCGTGACGGCCTCTATGGCCGGGGCCCGATGCGGTTTTATTTGGATCATTTTATCGGGAAAAATCGTCACGATCTCTTGAGTCTGTTATGGCGCCGCATTCTGAGCCTGGAGTGGGCGAAATTACAGTGCTTCGGATGTGGTAAAGCTCGCTCGCCATTCTCTCCAGCCGAGCATGACATATGACTTGAGTGCAATTTGGTTTTCGAAAGGCATAAGACGCGCGTCGTCCAGCGCGCTCAGATACGCTTCCAGATCACCCAGGGCATCAGTGAACGGACCCGGCGCTCGAGCCTTAAGCACGGCATTAAGTTTTTTGCGTAGACCATTCCCAACTTCTACCGGCAACACTGCCAAAATGGTGAGGACCTGGTCTGCCGTGGGGACCGGTTCGCCGAATTCGCTGAAAGCCATCGGGAGTAACGATTGAGTCATGCGGTGTTCCTTTTCGAGTCAGATGCTAAGGCCGTGTGAAGGCAGTTGTTCAGGATAGATCATCCACTCTAGTGATTACTCGATCAGATGGAAATCGTCACGTTTGCTGGGATCCGTGGTTCCACCTCGGCAGTTTTGTCCGCGCATGGGCTCTAGTCCTGGAAGAAAGATCAGGTCCTCAGCTTCGAAGGCAAACGACAACGCTTGCATCGTGACTTGTCGTAATGTCCGTCGGCCTTCTTCAAGGTCTCTAATCGCCTTAACAGAAACTCCGGACCGCAATGAGAGTGCCTCTACTGACCAATTCAGCATGGCGCGGGCGGCGGCGCAGTGGACTTTCGAGAAGGACAACGGTAGACCATCCAGGAATGGGGCGGGTCCCCATTCGACTCCTGCCTCCTTTAGCGCTCTGATCTGCTCAAGGTTGATAATTTTCCCCGTCAT